TCTACACCCTCAAAAGACTTAATCTTGGTGATGTTGTGCTTTAGTCCGGCAAATAAGAACTCTGTTCCGTTTGCGCCAAATATACTGGTGTTTTGTACAGTATAAAAATCCTCTAGCCCCATAGACTTAATCTGGTCTGCCAATAGAGCATGAACAGAATCGCTAATAGAGTTTTGAAACTCACGAGCACATAAGACTCTAATGCTCTTTTGTAGCCCAATAACTAACAATGCCCTAGCAACTCCCCAGGACTTGCCAGACCCTCGACCACCATAAAGAACCTTGTATCTGCTCGGCTCGAACAGAAACTCTAGTTTCTCTGGGAACTCTACATTAAGCTCCATTAGGCTTTTTAAGTACGATATTGATTGTGTTTAGGGTTTCTAATATGCCACCATCTAGACCACTAATCTCTGTAGACTGTACGGCCTTGCCGTCTACCCTGTCTATTACTTCCTTAATGGCCCAAGGCTCACCCTGTTCAGCAGCCTTTACTAACTTCTCTGCAATGGTGCGTAGCTTACGGCTATCCTCTTGAACTAGAGCTACTCTGAGCTGGTTGTAAAAGAGCTTACCCTTCTTGCCATTCTGATTGCCTACAGGCGCACCGCCCTTGTTTGTTGAGGCAACTTCTACATTCTTGTTTTCTATAGCGCTTTCCATTCCATTCCCTTTGGGTTAATGGTTGATGATGTTGCTATTCTACAACACTTTTACCACTTTACTTTATTTGCCCAGAACGCTGCTGACATTTTGCCTTTAGCAATATTGGCAGAATGGCGAGCCTTGAATGACTTACGCCTAGCCTTATCTGCTGCTGACTCATTTTTGCTTTCTGGACTACCACTAACGTTTTGCTGACCAAAACGGATTGTCTTAACCTGATTGCCTTCTTTTGCTACTACTACATGGCTTTTAGTAGGATGGTTTGGAGTTCTTTTGGGCTTGTTGTACCCAGCTACACCTATGCGCTCAAATATCTTGGCGGCTTCCTTGATCTTCATATTGCCTCACAGTATACTATAGCTATACAAAACACATGGGGATAGCTTTTATGGAAAACATTAATTGCCTACAATGTACTAAAAACTTTAAACCACGCAGAAAATCTACAAAATATTGTTGTAGAGTTTGCCAAGCAACTCATCTAGCATCTATATATGCGAAATCTAATGGAGAAAAGAGAAGGCAAGGTAAAAAATATTTATGTCAATTTTGTTCAAAAGAATCTTATGCTCCTCAATACAGAGAGGCTACTGCTAAATTTTGTTCTCGTAGATGTATTACATTAGCTCATCCTGAGATTACAGAAAAAGCTAGAAACAATAGCCCAGTTATGAAAAGAGCTGGTCTATCTGCACCAAAAAGATATATAACAATTACAGTTAATGGCAAACAAATTCGTGAGCATCGTTATTTAATGCAAATTCATTTAGGCAGAACCCTTGAATCTTTTGAGCAAGTTCACCATATAAACGGAGATGGGACAGATAATCGAATTGAAAATCTTATGCTTTTAACTAACTCAGATCATCAAAAACTTGAATTAAGTCTTATTTCTTAAATTTAGATTTTTTGGTAGCAGAACTCAAGGCAATTGCAATCGCTTGGCGAGGATTCTTAACTACCTTACCACCCTTGCCAGAATGTAGAGTGCCAGCTTTGTACTCGCCCATTACCTTGCCAATCTTGGCTTGTTTCTTTGTCATCTTCATTTTTTCTTGGCCTTCATAGGTTTAGCAGTCTTGGCTGCTTGCTTGAAGTCTTTAGCTGTAGGAGCGTTTTTGCTACCTACCTTGTTCATCTTTTCGCCTGATCCAGCAGCGATACGCTTGCGTTTAGCGTTAATATTTCCATAAAGACTATTCTTCATCTTCCATCTCCATTTCTTCTTCTTTACCAATGGCTTCCCAGGCATCGCATCCGTTGTTTTGGTTGCACATAAAGTCGTAGATTTCGCAGTAGCCCATTGTCTTTTCTAATCCACAATCAGGCATTTCTTTAGGTGTGCAGAAGTATTCACAGGCTTTGCACTTGCCTTCGCCATCGCCCTTCTCGCCATAGTTGGCTGTCAGAATGGCTTTTTTCATGTTGCCCTTGTTGATGTCGGCATCTTGAGTGGCTAATGGGCATGAGCTTTTATCCTCTGCCAATAAACCACCTTCTTCTTTTTTGCCCATCTTTGGCTTATCACCAAGCAAGCCGATCATAATCGTTGTTTTTTGTGGTTTCATATTATTAGCAGAAATTTAAGGCGAACTTGCCCACAACAATTTTAACTCTTTTTTAAGCAGTCTACAAGGCAAAGTGTTTTTCTATTTTTTTAACTTGATCTGCCAATCGTTCTGGGAAAGATTGTTGTAATACTTGTATTCTTTCATACAAGGTAGACATCTGCTCTAGTGCCTGGTCTACCTCATCTGTTGATTCTACCCAATACTTTCCTAGTTCTGCGTTCTCTAGTCCTGGCATGGGTTTTTGTAGAAGATAGGGCAGACACCCACACAACGCTGCATCTGTATTAGTAGCAGACAGGGCATCGTAACTAAATAGAATCTTAGACCTTCTCAATGCCTCTGCTAGCTCTTGCTTTGTAGAAGGGAAAGTTCTTGTAATCTCAAAGCAATCTAACTTAGGGCAATCCCCTGTTAAGTATCCCTTACCAATGTAGAAAGCGTTTTGAGTACGCTCCGAGCCGTTATCATAAAAGATAGATAGATCACAATTAGGATAAAACAAGGACTCGCAATCGGCTCTATAGGCTTTAGAAAATGCCAATGGGTAGTCTGTCTTACCCCAGTTAATCATCCGCTTTTGTAATGCCCCTTCCTTATTTAGTAGGTAGCGAACTACTTTTGTAGCATTTAATGGATTGTTTACGATAATCTCAGGGTAGATTACTACTGATTCTTCTAAGTATCCTATGGGGGTATTAAACTCTGGGTTTACTATCTGACTAGCCTCGTAGATAAATATCTTAGACTCGTATCCTATTTTATTTAGCTGGTCGCATAAGAAATGTAGAACCCATGCACCGCCACTTTTATCGTTGTAACTTGGCGCATATATAGTAAATTTCATGCAAACCATACCTCATATAATTCTGGCATAGAATCCCGAATCCATGCCCTAGCCTCGCTGTCATTCTTTTGGTGATCCATGCCTATAGTCTGACTGCCGACATGGTGTACATACGATCTACTGACATAATTGTTATATCCAGCAGCTCTGATTTCTAGACATTGGATGTCATCCGAATACCAATTAATAGGCTTGTAGTCTACCCATGCTTCTCTAGAGATAATCCCGAATAATGGAGAAAGCACATCACTTTGGAAGATTTGGTTTTCTTCTACAAACTTAACTCCGTTGCGTACTTCGCCATTTCTAATGTTCTGTGGCCCACGCACATAGTCTGACCGGCTACATAACCAACCTAAACTGTGGTGCGAAAGTAGTATCTTGTCCTCAATCAGAAGGTCAAAACTACTAGGGGTTAATACTATGTCATCGTTTGCCACAATAATCTCAGGGAACATCTCAAAGGCATAACGCACTACATCGTTGTAGGATTCCCCATAATTATTGCCGTTGTTAGGCAGATTGATTGTATTGTGCCTAGAACACTCTAGATCGCTCCCAGCAACGATTACTGTTACTTCTGCTGGCACATACTCATCTATTGATGTAAACAGCACAGGAAGGCATTTAGCGTGTTTTGTTGCTATTACTATGGCAAGATTGGCATACGAATCGTTCATTCATTCCTTCGTTGTATGTTTGGATAATTCCGTCTTTAGTTGTTTTTTTGAGCTTGCACCTTGCACAAGCTCTGATAGTGATTTGACTTGGACTTCTTATCCAGTTCGTGCTGGAGTCGTTTTTTTGCATTATGTAAATCTGTTTCTAATTTATGTGGTGTCGTTCTAGCATTATGCGCTAATTGATTTAGCGAGGCATAAGGGTGGCTTACATATCTCATCTTAAGCACTTGCCTTAACTGTAAGGGTAAACCCTTAATTGCTTGTTCTATGAGGTCACCATCTACATGGTCTGGCTCATAGTGTGGCTCTGGGTCTGCGTATAAATTACCTAACTCTGGAACATAGTTCTTTTCAAAACTGCGACAAGTTGTATCTACCTGTGGGCCAATAACTCCCCAAGTAACATACCAAGCCCAGTTCTTAAGCCGACTTTCCATGTTTGTCATTTAATTTTAATTAATTTATTGTATTATATTCAATATCTTAAAGCAAAGGCATATATGGCTGGCTACCACCTGACTGATGAAGAATGGATTGAATCTTGGAATAAGATTGGCAGCCCAGGCGAATTTGCCAAAATAAATGGTATTGCCATTAGAAATGTAATGGCTAGGCGTAGGTCTTTAGAAAATAGACTTGGCATCAAATTAGATACATTTAATAGCCAAAATCCAGCTTATGTAAAAAAGATACAGCAAACGCCTGGCAATGTTCGTAGAGGAATGGACATTGAAAAAGGTCGTGTCATTGTCTTTTCTGATGCTCATTTTTGGCCCGATGAAACTACTACTGCTTTTAAAGCCCTTATAGAAATGATTAAAGAGTTTAAGCCAACTGCCGTTGTGTGCAATGGTGATGCGCTAGATGGTGCATCTATTAGCCGATTCCCTCGTACAGATTGGAGCAAGCTACCAACAATGAAAGAGGAATTAGAGGCTTGTCAATATTACTTAGGTGAGATTGAGTCAGTAGCCAAGGGTGCTAAATTGTTTTTCCCAATGGGAAATCATGACCAACGCCTAGAGGCAAACATTGTGGCTAATCTTCCCTCTTTTGAAGGTATACCAGGCACTAGCCTAAAAGACTATTTCCCTATGTGGCTTCCATGTTGGAGCGTATGGATAAACGAGGATACTTGTATTAAGCATCGTTGGAAGGGTGGCTGGACAGGCGGCAGAAACAATGCTGTCAATTCTGGGGTAAATATGATTACAGGCCATACCCATGTGCTTTCAGCTATTCCATTTAATGATTACAACGGCACACGCTGGGGAGTTCAAACAGGAACTTTAGCTGATCCTAATGGACAACAGTTTAGTTATACAGAGGATACCCCTAAAGATTGGAATAGTGGTTTTGTAATGCTTTCATTTGAACGCAGTAAATTACTTCAGCCCGAAATGGTTAGGGTCTGGGGAGAAGATGAAGTAGAGTTCAGAGGAAAAATTCAAAAAGTATGAAGTTAAATTCTGAGGTTGTAAAGAACCTTTACGCATCTCTTTATTGTTGCTATCCATTTACAAAATGGAAGATGCCGTTGCCAGAGGAGATTGAATTTATTGTTACCCCAGACCCAGAGGTAATGGGAACTTATCTATACGATACTGGGGAAGATTATGAGCATACAGTTACTATATCGTCTGGTAGATGTGGGCATTACTACACTATGCTTACTACCCTAGCGCATGAAATGGTACACATGAGCTTTCATAGGCAAGAGGGAAACAAATGGACTCAGCATGGCAAGCCATTTAGAACTCGTTGCAAGATAGTAGCCAATGAACTAGGATTTGATCCCCTTGAACTCTAGTGGTTTCCACCATCCATTGTCTGATTAGACAATAAAGACTTGTACAACTTAGCCTGATCCTCTAAATCCCTAATTAGCTTTACAGTTCTATACAAGATTTCATTTTCTTCTTTTGTCATGATCTTGCCTGTATACAAGTCTATTAGCTCATTAATAATTTTATTTGTTTCGATCACTTAGTTTCCTTTCCAAGTCTTTCGTTTTGTCGCTCCAATAACTCCTCACAGGTAATTCCCCATTGACTTTCAAAACACTTGACACCCAATCTGTGAATACTATCATTTCCGTTCCGATGGTGCTCTGGACATAATGCAAGGACAGGGGATGTAGCCCGTTTAGCTCCATACCTACGCACATGATGGAGTTCTGCCGGAGTGCCTTCAAACCCAAGGACTTCGGAACAGAGAATACATCCGAGTTCGGCAATCTTGTTAAGTGCGATCTTTTCATTTTTAGTTGCCATTAATAGCAAGCCATATAGAAACTAAAGTAGCAGCCATAATAAATAAACCAATATAGTAAGGCAGATCACTCATTGAGTAGCCCTATCTATAGTACGATTAGTAGCCTCTTGACTGCGCCATATTTCTATTCTTGCTTGAGCTGCTATCAGTTGCCATTTTAACTTTTCTTCTACCTCTACTGCCTCTTTTAACCCTTGTAAGAGTTCTACATAATCATCTGTAGCGTAGGCTTCCATCTCTTTAGCAGCAATGCTAGATGCCGTAGATTCCAGCATAAGACGGCTTTTAGCAGATCGCAGATAGTTCTCTATATAAGTTCTATTTGCTTTGGCTGCTGCAAAGACTCCTGATTGCTTGATGATGAACTCGACTGCTTTGTTCGGGCTAATTTCCATAATCTTTCCATTTCATCTTGTAATTCTAGCCTGGCTTGCCATCCTCTTTTTTGCTCTACTAGGTCTAGTTGTTTTCTGCGTTTAGCTAGAGGCCATGTTAATAGCTCTCTAGCCTCACATTCTTTACGCCATTCTTCAGACGAGTTCAAGTCCTTGTTGTTTGAGTCTTTCATTTTGTAATGACTCGTAATCTTGGTTTAGCTCGCATCCAATCCATTTTCTTCCTAAATTTTGTGCAACTTGCCCAGTTGTTCCGCTACCAAAAAATGGATCAAGAACAATATCTCCTACTTTACTACCAGCTAGAATCATTGGCTCAACAAGCTCTTGTGGAAATACAGCAAAATGCGCCCCAGAATAAGGTTTTGTATTAATTGTCCATACATCACGCTTATTTCTCATGCCATCATAAATTTTATATTCTGGTGGTCTTGAATTAACGCCTTTTTGATTTTGTCTTTCCTCACTTCCTTTAGCAGCTTTTGTTCCCTCTGGAATTACACCTTCTTCTCGTATGGCTTGGTAATCAAAATAATAATGAGGTTTTTTGCTTAAAAGAAATATATATTCATGAGATTTTGTGCATCTATCTGTAACACTTTCTGGCATTGGATTTGGTTTATGCCAAATAATGTCTTGTCGTAATGTCCATCCAAAGTCTTGTAAAGCAAATGCTAATCTCCAAGGCATACCCATTAAATCTTTTTCTTTGTAACCTTCTAATTTATTTCCACGCTTTGCGCTATGTTCAAATTCAGATGCTTTTTGACTAGCTATTGAATTTGCAACAACTCTTTGCCCTTTGCCTGGTCTGTAATTGTAATAACTATCACCAAGATTTACCCAAAGTGTTCCATTATCTTCAAGCAAATCCCAAACGCAAGCAAAAACTTCTACTAAATTATCAATAAATTCTTTAGGATTTTGTTCGTTACCTATTTGCAAATCTTCGCTTTTTGCACCACATTTTTTACAAATACCTTTGAATTTAAAAATTTGACTTGTTTGGTCACGATTTGCTCTTTCTCCACCATGAGCTTGTATTTTTTCTACATGGTCGCAATTAATATCACCACCAACCCAAATAGCAGTTCCATAATCACGCAATCCGTAATAAGGTGGGCTAGTAATGCAAGTTTGCACTTTTATGCCTTCTTTTGCCATTTGGCGCATGGAATCTCTGCAATCTCCAAAATAGACCTTGTTCATAACTGCTCCTCAAGCTGCTTAATGCGTTGGCTGATCCTTGCTCGCCATTGCTGCCATCCTTCTCCAGCATAAGCCTGGACTCCTATCTCTTGAGCTTTTTTTATTGTTGCATCTTCTGAGCTATACCAAGGCAACTCAGGCTTTTTAGCTTTCTTAACTTCCATGTCTAGCTCATCTTCCCATCGGCCCTGCGACAAAAATGTACTTGGATGACAAATGAAATCCATCTCAGTTTGCTTTAGTTTCCAATACGCAA